CTCTTCCGATAGCCGGATGGCACCGGCACGGCCGGCGACTATCGGGTCGAGCAGCCACCGGCGTTCGCGAAGCGGCAGTCGGCGCAGGTCCCAACCATCAACATAGAGAAGGTCGAAAGCAAAGAAGATGATTTCGCGTGGATCATGCAAGCTAGGTCGCTTACCGAGCGCGCGCTGAAGCAGGCCGAAATCCGACCGCCCCTGATCGTCAAGGACAACCGCCTCGTCGTCGAGGATTAAGGTTTCGTAACCAAGCTGGCGCGCCTCTGCCGCGATTGAAGCAAAGCGGTGCGTCCAGTCGTAGCCGCCGCGTGTGATTATCCGTACCCTGTCCGGCTCCACGTGAACGGCCAGACGGTAGCCGTCCCATCTCAAAGGCCCAGTCCGGCCCTTTTGGCGGCTTGTCGACTAGCATCGCCAGACACGGATCAACCCGCTCCGGCATCGGGTCCGGCGATGAGGTGCCGCGCGGTGTTTTCGACGACGTTTTGGCCATGCGACCATTAACGCACAGATCATCGAAACGTCGCATCAGTTGCTCAAGTTGAATACGCCTCCTAGCAACAGAGCCTTTGACACACCGGCGCATTTGCACCAGAATTGGTGGGTTCTATCGGGGGATACTTCCATGAAGGACTTTAAACCTCAGCCGTCTGGAGCAGATTTGGTTCAAGCTCGGGGCTTATTCTATCTAATAGTCGGCGGAGTGATATTCACATCTCTCGTTTTCATTATTGCTGGCCTCGGCTTGGTGTACTTGGGGGCAACCGGCAACTCTACAATCAAGATGCTCGGCCTCGAGATGACTTCATCAAACGTCGGAATTATTAGTGTCGCGCTAGGGGCGATAACGATGATAATAGTTGTCACCAAGGCGATGCATCACATCCAAGAGATACTTCGTATTCCGAAGTAGCAGGGTGACGGCCGAGCAGCTTTTTGGCTTCGTCTAAGGCAACGAGGTTCTGCTGCGGGGCCGATTTTATGTCGAGCGACAGGGTGCCGGGCTCCCCGCACGCTCAGCTCTTCACCTGCCGCAATAGCTCTTTGATGTCTGCGCGGACCTCGGCGAGCATTTCATTGGTTTCCTCACGGGCCGCTCTGTGCGCTGCAAGGTCCTCAGCTCGCTGCTTCCATATTCGATCGATCTCGATCCAATTCGCTTTTGTCTGATGCTCGATCCTCAAAGCCCATGCCAAGATAGCTACTCCGGTTAGAATCTGCGCCCACCAGTCGCGTATGATGTCCATTTATGCCCCCCCCGCAGTTCAGAGATTTCATGAGCCGGTTGTGAGCCGCCACGTCGTTTGCGAATGGTCTATCGTTCTGAAGAATGTAGACCGTCGTTTCCAGTTTCGGCCGAAGCGGAGCGAACCCGTCGCACACACTCGCGCTCTTCGTCGTCTGGCAGGCCGTAAGAGCTGCACAGATCAGCGGCATCAGCAGAAGACACTTGCGCATCGATCTCGCCTTTCTTGCGGAGGATTTTTACGGAGGATTCAAGCGCTGCCGCGACGGCTCGCTGGCGGCCTGTAGCCTTCCCGTAGAGATAGACTGGACCGGAGGCGAGAAGCACGCCCAACGCCAGCCCTGAGCCGATCTTGGCCCAATCGAGCAGCCCGAGCATCATCCCGTCTCCCGCACGCGCTTGACGAAATACCAGAGGCCGACGAGCACCGCCGCGACCATTGCGGCGGCGAGCGCCCACTGGACAGGACCGTTGCCGGCGAACAGCGCGCCCGCGGCCGAGAGCAGGCCGCCGAGCGGCCCCCATGCTTCCGGCTTCTTCAGCACCTCACCAAGGCCGGTATCGCGGCTGTCGGCCTTGGCTCCGGCTTCTGGCGGGGACTCGACCTTCTCCACCGTCCGGCCGCTCGCGTCGGCCGTCAGGCGCAGGGCATTGCCGAGCACGCCGGGTTGATCCATCCATTGCCCTTTCGGATCCTTGCCGGTGACGCGGATGGTCCAGCCACGACCATTGACCGGAAACCCCGTCTTGCCGTTGGTGAGCGAGCGCAGGAAGCGCATGCGGGCGTCGCAGTAGTCGCGGATCAGCGTGCTTACGCCGCCGGGGTACTTCCGCAAGGCCGCAAGCGTCAACTCCCCCACCTGCCCGTCCTCGCGGACCCCGAGAACCTTCTGCAGCGTCTTGACGGCCCGATATGGCCCCGAGTTCACGCCGAAATCGAATGCAGCATAATCGAGCCCGGGCGGCAGCAGATCGCCCCCGCTCTGCCCCCAGTAGGAGCGCCGGTAGATGTCCTCGGCCTCTTCCCGGCTCATCGCCCTGACCTGGTCGGCCGTCACCGACTTAATGCCGCGATGTCCCGCCAGCGTCGTGTGCGTCACTCCGTACTTGGTCGGGCCGCCCCGATCTGTCTTGCGATTCGAATAGCCGCCCTCATCCCCGAACATGAGTTCGAGGGCGACGGGAAGAGTTTCCCGAGCCATGTGTCACCTTACTGTTTGGGAGGAAGTGTCTGCCCTATGGGCAATAAAAACCCGCCGAAGCGGGGTTGTTGGGAGTAAAGGGGCCACCAAGCACCCCTCCCCTAGTGGCATGGCGTCGTCCAGCGAATTTTAAGAGGTGAGATTTACACTCGGACTCCCCGGATGCGCGAGCACACCAGCAAGGAGGTAAGGGTGGTATTCTCTCCAATATTGTCTGTGGATGACCTTCCCGAGGACGAAAAATATCAGGCGGTCCTCATTTCCGAATTGCTGGCTCGCCTCAGCGAGGAACTGATCAAAACGCTTTCGCACGACCTGCAACTTATCCAGCACGCAAAGGATGCAGCTGAACAAGCAGAACGAGATAAACTGGCGCTGCATGAAAGAGGGCCGGCGCCAGGCAATCGCTTCGAAGAGGGCCTGAACTACAGCATGGCCGTGACCGGACTCGCTCGCACAATCACGTCCTTGGAACATTGGGCGCACATCGCTACCAAAGATGCGCTCTTAACAATCTTCCACTGCCGCGAGGTCTGCGTCGCGGTAACAGACACATTACAGCAGACGCGAAAGCTTAGAAAATGCGTCGATCTCGATAACGCGATAGCAATCCGCAAAGAGATATGCGCGAGGGTGCCAAACTTAGTTTCAATGCGGCATGCGGTTGCCCACCACGGCGACCACGAACGAGACCGCGTAGAAAAGTATCGGGACGAGGCCCCGGACGAGTTCTCATCGGCCATTTTGTGGAACGATAGAATGCTGCAACGGCAGATACGCCCTTCCGGCTGGGGTTGTCTATCTGTGCGCGAGGACAACGAAACGATGGAGTTCGCTTTTGATCAATCGCTAATCGACGATCTAGAACTTATCATCGTGCGGTTCTTTGATTGCTTCGCCTCCGCGTCCAGACCCCTTGGCACGTAGGCGGGGCGAACATCCTTTGTCTCGGCACTAGGCACCCATCACCGTCAGACTGATATTCTGCGCGCTGCCCGTTCGGTTCTCTACGTACAGGGCACCGTCCTGAACGCCCAACGTCAGATTGCCGTCCGTGCCGGTTGTCCCGGCGAGCGAGGTAGCCACGGCGACGACGTTTGCATCGGTGATACGGTTCACGGACACGGCGGGCGCCGATGCGGCTCGGATGCCGAAGATACCCATGTCGACAACGCCGGCCGTGATGATGGCAGTACCCGAGAATATTTGCCGACCTAGAGCGACCGAGAACGCGGTGTCATCGGCAACGCTTCCGCGGAAAAAGACCCCGGCCACATCGCCGCCAACCATCGCCCGCGGATCAATACGAATTCCCGCGTTGCTACCAGAGAAAAACACCGGAGTTGCACGCAGCCGCACGTTGACCGTTGCCCCGATGACGATATCCGACAGCGTGCCAGCCGTTCGAATGAATTCGATGCCGTTGCCGGTCGTGCCGCTATCGTAGACGCCATCGACCAGTATTTCCTTGATGGTCCCGCTGCTGTTTTGCTGAAACGTGATGGCAGCCGTTGCGGTGTTAGCAACCTCTACGCCATCGACCGTAAAGCCAAAAACACTTCCCGTTCCTGACGTTAGAAACTTGATCGCCTGCGGTGCGTTCCCGACCGATCCACGATAGTTGACGTTCGCTATCCGGCCACGGGAGACACTGATGCTGTCGCCGTGGATAAGGACGCCGGTCGACGCGCAAACATAGTTGACGTTGTCGATGACTGGCGCGCTGACGTTTCCGCTCGCACCGGAGCCGACCTCGATGATTGCGGCAGGGCCGCCGCTCGCCGAGTAGTTCGAGAACACGCCATCGATGTTGCAACCTGCAGCTCTGACCAAGATTCCAGCAGAACCGGCGGTGAACGGGTAGGACCGCCACACCATGTTGATATCGCGCATCTTGGCGTTCGTTCCGCCGTTGCCTACGATGACTTGGTTGAATGCATCCTGCATGTAGACGCGCTCGATCTCGCAGAAGTCGTGAGAAAGCGTAATCCACGGACTGACGCGGTTGGTGACGACTGACGAGTGATGTTCGAATTGAATATCGGCAAAGCGGCAAGCTGTTTGACCAGTGGTGAAGACACTGTAGCCATCGCTTGTAACCAGGAATACCGTGCGGCGAGTCCCAGCGCCTTGGACCAATGCGCCGCGCGTGGCGGTCATGCCGGAGCTGATTAAATAGTTGCCGACATCAAACCGGATCACGCTTTCACGGCTGTTCCCGACAGCATCAAACGCTTTCTGGATGGCGGGAGCTTGATCCGTTGATTTGCCGACGAACGCACCGAACCACGACGCATGGACCTGCCGTGCGTTCTCGCCGCTATCGCTGTCATTCGCGAGAGAAACGGCCCCGTCCCCGCGGAAAATGTGCTGCTTAGGGCTGTCAATCACATCGGTGATTGTCAGCGTCCTCGTCCCCGAGACCGTGACGAAGGCGCCATTAGCGAAGTAGACCGGAGCGTCAATCGTGAGGTCCGCATCAACAAGCGTGTTTCCAACCGGGAAGCGGACATAACCGAGCAATGTCGCCATTGCCGTGATGGCGGCTGAGCTGTCAGAGTTTGCAGACGCACCGAATGCGCTGACATCGCTCGCGGCAACGCGCACCCATGCGCCTGAGCTAGAGGCGACGGCGTTCGCCTTAACATAGAGAGCCTCGGCGGTGTCCGCTGTGACCTCCGCGGAGAAGTCACCGGCTGTCCACTTGAACACTCCCTCGCGGCCAACTTCTTTCAGGTAGATAGACGTGACCCGAGAGGTGTCGATTTCCTTCAAAGCCGTCCTGGTCGTAACGGTCTGAATGATGAAATCGCCCGTCATCTTTGCCGGCGATACTGAATTGTCAGCCACGGACTCAAGGAACAGATCCCAATAGGCGTCTTCCGCCGGCGGGTGGTTTTGACTCGTCTGGATGGCAATCCAGATTCGGCCTTGATAGCTGACGAGGTCCGCGCGCCGGTAGATCGCCGAGGAAGCCCATTCACCTTTCCAAGGGACCCGACCGAAAAGGGTCTGACTTGTCACCTGTTCCCATGCCGCGCCGACAGGGTTCCATTCTTTTAGGACGGCAGGATCAAGATTTTTGTCCAGCCACAGCTTAGACAAGTCGGAGGGAGGAGATGTCCCGTCCTCCATGTTGTCTAGGAAGCCGGCGGCTCGTAGAGAGGCGAGAACAATCTCTGACCATCGGATATAGAACCCATTGCCAGACGTCAGCGTCGTCCCGCCCATGAAGAAGCCGTAGTGCTGGCCGTCGTTGAATTCTATTGACATGCATTTACCTCAAGGGGAAACGGATCGCTTTGCGACCTTGCGTTGTTTAACTTTTCAGGATTGAATGAGCGCTCATCCCCACGGAGAGGCGCTATGGCTTTGCTAGCGTTTTTGATTGCTGCGATTGCCGATCCGATCCGCATTGTTGCGGTGCTGCTGGGGATCGTCTTTATTTGGAAAACCTATCAGCCCGGCCACCGGCTTCTGCCGCTGGCGTTGACGTTGTTGGGCATCGCCTGCCTCATAGGCATTCTCATCGGGGAGCTTCAAGCAACGAGGACAACCGCTATGATGTTCGCTGCCAGGGCAGCAATTGGATTCGTTGCCAACTGCGTGATTGCAGCGGTGGCAGTTGGCATTTCGCGACTGTTTAAATTGAAACTAAAAGGTTCTGGCCGGCCTTAGTTGCCGGTTCCCTCTGTTAGTGCAGGCCTCAGCCCAACGTTAATGGCCGTCCTCAAGCCCGGGAGAGTCGCCCCTGGGATTTGACGGATTGCAGCGTTCACGCCGGATTTCTTCACGTCGGCTTCCCCAAGTTGTTGGGCTATCGTGGCGAGATCCTCGAATAGCCCTGCGGACGGCCCCAGAACGGCGCCGAGCTTGTTCCTGCTTGCGTACCTCGACGCGGAGCCGCCGCGGTCCTGGTCGCCCGCCAGAGCCTGCGCGCCGCTTATGATGCCAACAGGTAAGCCGAGCTTTTCCACGGTATTCGATATCTCGAACGCTGAAGAAAGAATGCCGGTACGATCCAAGCCGTTGGCGATCCATAGTCCCGGATTGTTGACCAGCCGGTCGGCTTCGTCCATGTCGCCGCGCTCGGCGTATTTCAGCCAAGAGATCAACATGCCGATCGAGGTTGCAAAGACCATCTGCTCGGCCAGGCGGTGCGGTCGCTCTTGTAGGCCGGCGATCAGGACGCGCTGATGGCTCGCCATCCCGAAGGACTTGAACTGCATGATCAGTTTGCCCCAGTTGCTCTTCATCCAGAGCGGGGTATCGGCGACGCCCTTCGTGATTATCGTGCGGTCGACGTCTTTGTTCAGCGCCGCACCCCATGCCCGGGCGGCTAGGTCATCGTCCCAATCTCCGACGTTGGCACCGTAGATGCCGTCTTCCTCGATGCCGTGCTTGCGGAACTGGCCGGCGATACGCTGGGCCATGTCTTCGTCTATTCCGAGATAGGCCATGTAGGCTTTCTCCCGCGCGCCCGCGCCGGTATAGTTCAGAGCGTTCCGCATCATGCGGTTTTGCGTCATCACCGATGCCATCGTCTTCATCGTGTCGTTCCACCAGCCTAGGCCAGTTGCCTTGGTGAAGAGGTTCGACGCGTTGGACAGGTAGCGCTCGAATTTCGAGCCGTAGCGGTAGGGGTCTTGCAGATCTGCCAGTGATGCCAGCCGAGACTGCAGAACGCGCTCGGTGACCGCGCCAAGCGCTTTGGCGTCGGCTCTATTGATCTTCGCTGCTTTGATGCCCTTGACGAGCCCTGGCAAAGCTTCCCGCATTGTGGCGCGAACGCCGTGGACGCCGACGAGACGTGCAGCATCAGTCAGACTTGCCAGAGTCACACCACCGAGTAGGCGAATGTAATTCCAGGTCAGAGCAGCCCTTGTGATCTTGGACCACTCGCTACCCTCTTCGGCCGCCCGATAGGTGCCGCGGATCATGTCGCGGAAGGCGGTCAGGTTTTTGATGTCTCGCACTTCTGCCGCGGCGAGCTTTGCCCGCTCTTTCGGAGTTTTGGCCTTCTTGCGCAGCTCCGTGTAGTCTCTAGCGATTTCCTCGAACTGGTCCTTCATGTCGGCGCGGCCGAACTTCTCGGCCGGCGCGGCCGAACTTCTCGGCCAATTCGACTTCTGCCGCCATTGTCCTGGAGTACCGGCGGAGGATCAGTTCCATGTCGTTCTCTAGGAAGTCCTCGACGAGTTCGTCACGAATGTTGAACGTGCGCTCCTTGAGCGGGCCGCGCTTTATCGGTACCAGCCATTCGGGGATATCACCCTTTCCCCGGCCCGTTAGATTGTTGAAGACTGAGGTCACCACGTCCTCAATGTAACCTTCCATGTCTGCTTCGCTGACGAAATCAGGGCCTTTGCTCGATGGCAGAGCGGCGATTGCCTCGCGGAAATACCGGCTGGCGATGTCCCGGAAGCGGTCTTCCTCACCGATCAGCTTTTGTCGGTTCCAGAGGCGCGTGACATAGCTTGTCGCCGTGGTCGTTTTTACGTCGTCAGGCAACAGCTTTAGCGCTTTGGCGCGCTCGAGCAGGGGATCGAAGATGAGCCTTCGCGCTTCGTGAGCGGCACGCGTGACGAATATGTCCCCATCGAGGTCAACATCGCCCCTGCGTCCAGCACGCGCAACGGCCTGGTAGAACTCTGTTCGCGTGCCGGTGTAGCCTGCCTTGCGGGCCTCCCGGTGGAGCTGGCGAGAATTTTCAAGCCAAGTGCCGACCGCCCCACGCTCGTAAAGCTTCACCGAGTTCTCGACGTCAGCGCCAAGCGAGCGGCCTTCCATATTCATGGTCGTGAAGATCGGATTGTCGACCATGCGGGTGTAAACCTCTCGAACCTTCACGGAAGGCGAGAACATGGTCTGAATACCCGGGTTGAGGCGGGCAGCGGCCGTTGCCTTTGCGACGAGCTGGGCCGCCTTCGGGCCGCCGATGCCAAGATCATCCAGCTTGATTTCATCCACGGCCGCAGCGCCGGCCGACTGCATGCGCTTGACGATTGTGTCGGTAACGCCTGCCACGTCTTCAACGTCTCCGGCGAGATCCGTTTCGAGGCTCTTGCTGACGCGATCCCACTCGACCTTGTTGAAGAAGCGAGACGCCCCTGCCCCGATGATGCCGCCGAGGATGGCTGAGCCCCCGACGGCCAGCGCGCTTTCCGACATGGGGCGGATTTCCTGTGTACCTTGCAATCCGACCTCTTGGGCCGCCGTGCCTAGTGCCGCTGCCCCGCCGATGGCCGCCGCAGAGCGGAGGGTAGAGAAGCCAACCTTGCCCGCACGCGTCAGGGCGCCCCCAGGCAGCAATATGGTCGGGTCCGTGACGGCTGCTGCCATAGACAGCCCGACGCCGGTCCACCCAGAAGCGGCGAGTGTGTCCCTGTCCCTGCGTTCCTTCTCGATGTTCGATCGCATCGCGTCGGCTGCGGTCTTGTTATAGATCTCGTCCCAGCGGTCGGGGTCTTCCTTGACCAGTTCGGCGACGTCCGGGTCCTGATAGACGTTGTAATTCGGGTCCACCTTATACAGGTCGCGCTGGTCCGCCGTCATGCGGGCATTGGAGAGCGCCGAGCCGATCAGGTTTTCTTGGCGGTAGGCGGCCCCCAGCGTGTCGAGGAACGACGGATCGGGCGTATCGTAGTCCGAGACCCCAATCGTCACCGGAGATTGCGCCAGCGGGCTTGTACGGTCGAAAGGCATCAGTATCCGCCTCCCCCGCCGCCATTCATCGGGCCAGTCGTGATCGGGTTCTGATCGCCGCGGAGACGTTCAAGAGTTTCATCCTGACGCCTGCGCTCCTGGTCGGCTTGCATCTGTCGTGCCTTCATCCAGTCCGGACCCTGCGTCTCGTCATAGCTGCGCTGGTCGGCCTCCCGTTGGGACGCGAACCGGGAGCGATTTTCAATCATGCGGGTTCCTGCATCGCGCAGTGTCTGCTCCTGCTTGGCGCGGGCCGCCACCTTTCCGGCTTCCGGGTCAGCAAAGAACGGCAGGAAGTAGCGCTCAAGCTTGCCGTCTTGCTCGTAGAAGACCTCGTAACGGGCTGGCCGGCCGGCTTTGATGTCCTGCGCTGTGCCTTCGTAGGCCTGCAGGTAGATCGTCTCCGGGTTGACGCCCTCCGCCTTCAGAGCCTCCACGGCCTGATCGCGGATGTAATCGTGCGTGCCATCAGGTGCGGCCGGGTAGACCTTCTCCGGCGGGTATTTGATGACGACGGACGATCCGAGCGGGCTCAACTCCGACACCCCGTAATTGCGCGAGAACCGCTGGTTGGCCAATTCCTTCGCGGCGTCCATATCGCCGCCGGTCTCTGCAATAGTCTCCTGCAGAATGCCCCGATAGTCGGCAACGATGGCCGCTTCGGCCTCGGTGTTCACGCCAACCTTCACCGCCTCTTGCGTCGGCACCCCGCCAACGTCTGGCGCCGCGGAGAACCAGCCTTTGTCGAAGATGGCCGCGACGTCCGATGCTGAAACATCCTTCAGAACCTTCTTGACCGGCTCAGACTTGAGGATGGCGTCACGCTGGCGGACCTTCTCCGGGTCGTTCAGGTCGATAATCTTCCGGCCGGCCTCATCAGGCGAAAGGCCCATGCCCTCCGTGTAGGTGCGGTAGAGGTCAAGGTTCTTGCGGACGGTATCCCCGCCCTCGAAGCCGTTGAATGAAATCGGCGCGTTCTTCTGCAGCACGCTTGCCGCCTGCATGGACTGTGCGACTTCCGCTGGGTTGGTCGATGCAGCGCCGCGGCGAAGCTCAGCCTGCACTTTCTTCGGGACATAGCCAGAAGCTGCTACGAAACCAGACATGACTGTCTGCTGCTGTTCCGGGGTGGTCGCCGCGCCCAGCATCTTTTCGAAGGCCTTATCAGCAACTTTCGTCTGCTCGCTGTCGAACGGGTTGACCGACGCGCCGCCCGAGGCAATGGCGCCGATCAACTCCCGCACGCCGGCATTCTCTTTGCGGGCCGTGTTCAGCGAATTGATCAGCGTGGCCTTATCGCTGTTGTCGAGGTTGACGTCCTGGAGGATAACGCTCTCATCTACCTGATCGGGATTTGTGGCAATCAGGAGGTTGTAGTTGTCCTTCGTAGCGGTGCGCTGCTGAACCAGTTGCTGGTTGTACTGCGTCTCACCCCAGTTCGCCAACTGCTCGCGCCTGTCGTAGGGGATCTTCTCAATGTCTGGGTCACCAGGTTGCGGCGTATAGGTCCCGCCAAGCAGAGCGGCAGCTTTCTGTTTGTGCCCCTCCATCTGATATTTCACCTTGTCGGCAACCGTGCCGGGAGCGCCGCCAGCCTTGTAATCGGAGCGGTCATATAGGCCGGGAGCGCCAGCATTGATAGCCGAATAGATGTCAAGCAGGCCCATGCCAGGCTTTACGCCCGCGTCCTTCAGATAGCGGCCGGCTGCTGCTACCTGCTGCTCGACTGGCATGTCTGCCGTGACGCCGTACTTCTGCCGCTGTGGCTCACCCCACTGGATCAACCCGCGATGCGTGCCCCATTTCGTGGTCGGGCCCTTCTTCCACGGGTCGAAGGTGCCGCCGGTCTCGTATGACATGACGGTGGCGAGGTCGACAGGATCGACGCCAAGCTGTTGCGCGGTCTGCTGGATGGCCCCGGAGAGCGACTTCGCATCAACCGTGATGCCCTTCATCTCTCGAACCGCCGTGTCCGGATCTTGCGCAAATTTCCACTGCCATTTGCTTTCTGCTGCGTCCGACTCCCACAGCGCGCGGCGCTCTGCCTTCCACGCTTCCGGCATATCGGCCGCATCGATCGCGGCAAGCCCCTGGCGCTTCAATTCCTCGTAGGGCGCAGCATTGTTCTTGATCTGCCCGCGTACCGTGTCGAGACCCTGATTGGTCGTGCGGTCGTAGAAAAGCGTCTTCGATTTCTGCTCGTAGTCGTAGGCCTTGCCGTAAAGCGAGTTGCCGAGGCCCATGATCGACTGCTTGGCGCGTTCCTTCTGGGCGTCGTTCAAGCCAGCGAAATTGCTCTCGCCGAACTCATTGGCGCGCTGCTGATAGCCTTCAATGAACTGGCGCGTGAAGCCAATACCGCTTTCGTTCGCCCCTTCCCTTGCCTTGAGGAAGGATTGCTCTTCGGCATCCCGAAACTTCGCAATCCTCGTTTCGAGGTCGAACCCGGCCTTGTTCTGGTTGTCCTGCGCCTCCTGCGTCCGAAGGTCGTTCAAGTCATAGGCGACTTGCTGGATGCCTTGGCCGAACCGCGCGATGCCCTCGCCTACGAGAGGCCCCTTGACGGCGCTCGGCGCAATACGGCCAGAGTTCGTGCTGGAACGGGCGATATCACGGCTGGTAGGGATCGTTACCATTCAGTTATCACCCGTATATGAGATTGCTGCCGGTGGCCGGAGCGGTTGCCCGCGCCTGCTGTCCGAAGCGGCTGTACATGTTGGAGATGCCGGAGAAGAGACCGCCGGCGGCCTGCCACTTGGAACTGCTCACGGCAGTCTTGGCGTTCATCCCTGAAAGTTTCGCGGCGTCGCTTAGCCCCCGCGCCTGCTGCTCGCCCTTGAAGATTTCCGTCTCGGCGGCGAGGTTCACCTCATCCTGCGTGTCGCTCATCAGGTCAATGACCGATGCGTCCGTGAGGCTGCCACCACTGCCGGCTATGGCCGCGCGCTGCTGCGATGCCATCAACCTACCTTCGCGATAGCGTGCCGCTGCGTCTCTCTGCGAAGCTGCCCGAGCTTCGTCCGCCTGTTGGTTCTGGACCTTTTGGTCATAGAGGTATCTCGCCTCTTGCTCCTTGCCAGCCTGAAGCGTGCCCAGCGTTTGAACGACAGTGCCAGCAGCCCCGGCGAGGCCGGCGATCAGTTCAAAACCGGACATGCCAGACCGCCTTTCCTTCGTGTGTTTCTTCTGTCGGCTCAAAGCCTAGGTGGTTCATCAATGCCTCTGCCCTCGGTATGCTCGTGTCGCATGTTGCTTTAATCACCTTGGCGCCTTGCTCTCTCGCTTCGGAAATTGCCGCAAGAACATGCCGGAAGACGTGCGGCTTACGCTCTTCGCGAGGAACCTCAAGGAAAGCGAACCACTCTCCAGCGTCCGTTTCGATCAGCCCGCCAAAGCCGGCAATCATTCGGCCGCGCCACATGGCACGACCAACCCAGCGCCCTGTCACCTCGACGCCGCCGTAATAGCGGGCGAAATCAATGTCCGTGGCAGGGATGATTTTAGCCATTCGTCTTTACGTCCATCACGAGCGACGAAGCTGTGAACGGATAAGGAGCGCTGGCCTCCAGGCAGATGCGGCTGTCGGTGTCCCAATCGCTCGAAACGGACATCATGTCCGCGTCGAAGTCGTCGAACAGATAACCGGCAGGGATAGGCTTATCGCCCTTCGTCATCGTCAAGCGCTTTAAATTCGTGAAGGAGTTGCCAACCCTGAGCCCGTCGAGCATCGTTTTTGTCAGGCCAAGCCCGAGCTGCGAAACGCGCTTCTTGTGGAAGAGAGCACTACCGTTGCCGGCGCCATAAGCGAGCTTCGTCGACTGCCATTTGCCGGTGTAAGGAAGGCCGATGATGACCTTCTCGCCTCCGGTCATGGCAGAGAGCACCACCTGATTGCTCGCGACCGTGTACAGGTTGCTCTGGTCACGAACCGCCACGCCATTTACCCAGACGGTCACCTGCTTGCCGTTCAGATGCGGGACGGAGAACGTCGTTTGTCCCGCCGTCGCGGTGAAGCGCTTGAAGCCATCGGCAAGGCAGTTGGTCGCTCCACCTCGGCACTCTGTGAGCTTTGCCAAGCGTTCAAGGCGCTGCGCGCCATTTCGCACCACGGCGAAATAGACTGAATCCTGACCAGCTCCGCGGACGGCAGCCACACGCTTAAAAAGGCCGTCTGTGACAATCCGGGACCAGCCGATCACGTTTTCGGCGGGCTCATAGGTCAGCGCCCTGGCCTCTCCGTTCGCAAGGATAAACCAGATCGTCGTATCCGGCCTGCGTTGCACCGCTAGGTCGATAATCTCCGACCCGTCACAAATCTCTTCATGCATCGCCATTAGGTCGGCGGAGGAATAGTCGAATCCTGACTGATCCGGAGACATCCGAAAGGCGCCAGTACCAGAGGCCTGGACGAAAATCCCGTCCTTGTCGGCCTTGACTGCGCGGATATTCGCGCATCCCCGTGTCGACGCGTCCACCGGGAACCAGCTATCGGCGGTGAGGGGTTCGTCGAAGCTAGAGGCCTTAATGGACACTTCGGAGGCATCCGTTCCGGCTATCAGGCGCTGCAGCCCCAGCATCCACAGAATGCCGCGCTGAGAGCTCGCGTTAATAGATCGAGCGATAGGGGCGGAGGCGCCCTCGACCTCGTCGTCAAAGCTCTTGAAGGCGTCAGGAACGGACCCGTAAACCATGTCTGACTGCCCCCAGTAGAGGCGTCCGCCGAACACATCCACCGAAGCTGGCCAACCATCGTAGTCGGACCAGGGCGAGTAATCCCATTCGAACGTAGCCGACAGCGAATAGAAGCGGCTCAGAACCTCGATCGAAACAGAAGTCCCGCTCGTGTATCCGATGACCCGGGCAATACCGGACTGGCTGCCGCCTTCGTAATCGAGCCTCGTCTCGATTAAGCCACTGGTGTAGTCGCCGGATTTTACCACGAAGCGAAAGAACTTGATCACGTTGTCGTCCGGGTCCGCATAGGTAGACGTCCCGTTCGCAGTGCGGCTAAGGACGTCGGTCCATGCACCGGGGCTGCCGGAACCGTCGTCATTTGCAACCTGCAGAGTTACCGTTCCGCTCCACGTCCCGCTGACCGTCCATGTGAAGCGCCTAGCAGCGCCTACACCAGACACCCGGACTGTGTCTCCTTCAGCCGGAGCACTGGAGAAATTCTCGTCGACGCGCTGGCCGCTCTGAAACAACCGGAACAGACGCCCGACCATGCCGCTATCGAAGCAGCTGCGGCTTGCCGTCAGCGTGCCGCTCCCGGTCAATACGGTCGGAGCGAGGGAGATGATCCCATCAGACGAGACAAACGGTCCGTCGTCGACCTTGTAGCGCTGCAGGCCCCAAGAAGTATCGCCGCGGCGGTGGATCTCACGCTGTTGGTAGATGCCGGACGCGACGTAGAGCACGTCCTTGTTTTGCTTGTACCGAACAATATTCCCGGAAAGGTCAGCCGTTGTCCAAGGAGTCGGAATGACCATAACCCCAGCCGCTTCAATCTGACAGGACTCCACCAGCGACTGGCGCGGTTCGTCGTTGAACAGTTCGAGATAAATGTTGGACGTGGTTGGGGTGAATGCGATCGACTGGACCCCGTCGTCAATTACGGCTTCCTGGATGAGGTCGTCGGTGCCACTCGTGGACCCGAGCCGAATTTTAACCGGCCCCCTCTGCACGTCGACCCGCAACGCGTGTTCTTTGTTCTGGTCGCCGCCGGCAACCGAAATCGTCTGCTTTGCGGAAGCGCGGTCCTGTGTCGTGCCTAGAAGGCGAAGGTCGCCTGTCCCGACTGTCGCTGATGCGCTGCCCGTGCTTGCATCGGTCCATCCAACGAACGAATTGAAGTCGCCGTTCTGTACCGTAGTCGAGACGGAAACACGCGTGACAAGTGTATCGTCTTTGACGACGCGCATCTCCTGATTTGAGAGAATTGGGATAAGTGAGGAGCCGCCTGAATAGTTATATTCCAGAAGCTGCACGTCGCCAAAGTCGATTTCGGTGATGTATTCCAGGCCGGGTCGGAGCGTCATCGAGCCGATGACGCGCGGCAGCAGGTTCTGGTAGAGCGAGCCGGCGAACTGCAGGCGTTCGAGATCCAGGCGCGAAAGTGCCTCGTCTCCAACCTCTCCACCATTCAGGGAATAGACCGGCGCAGAAACGCGGGGCATCAGACATCACCCTCTTGGAAGGTAACTTCCCCGCCAACCAGCGTGCCGCCGTCGTTGCGCCCACACGGTCCATAGCCACCGTAGCGCGACATCAGCCACGAACCGGGGTTCAGGACCTTGTTGTTCTCGTTTCGAGCATCGACGCTCTTTGCCTGGCGCAGCGCCTTGTCCACGCGCTTTTCGAGCTTGTCTTCGAGCGTGTCGCCCGAGGTCAGCCGACCACAGGTGTCGTAGGCCAATTTGGCAGCAACGTAGCGCCAGAACATCGTCGGCCAGGACGCGACATCGTCCATCTTGTCGCGGCTGATGTAGCGCAAATAGAGGACGTTCGTGTTCGCGTGGAGGCACCCGTTTTCATCGACGTAATCATAGAAGCGGGTCCGGAAGTCAGGGCTGCTGTTGATCGCAAGAGTCCGCATCCAGTCATCCGGATAGTCGAACACATAGGACCAGCCAACGGCCGCAGTTTCGGTATTGTTGAGCGACAGAGCTACAGAGAGCTTGGCAAAGTTCCAGTCACCTGCATTGAAAGCTTCCTCGACAACGCCATCCCACGCAGCCCCGAACGTATAGACCGCCGGCACGTCGTCTGTGAGTGTCGTGATTGTCTCTTTCTGAAGGTGAACAAGCGCTTGCTTCCACACCTGTAGCTTGTCGGCCATATTATTCGCCCTTCAGCAGCTCGATGTATTTCGCAGCCGCGCGTTCGGCCGCGTCCTTCGACTCGAAGCCGTGTTGAATGACTTCGCCATTGTGGATGAACCGCCACTTGTGGACCGGACCGCCGTGGCTGATAACAGGCGCGGAGATTTCCGCATCCTTCACCTTGGGCGCCGCCTGTTCGTCGTAGACGCGGAGCACGCGAACCTTTGCCGACGTCTTCGTGACCGATAGGACGCGAAGGTCGCAATCAAGCTTGTGGTCATCGGAGAGAACGTTGATCGTCGCACCCACACGCAAACTGTTCAGGTGGTTCCCGAAATATTCCGGGTGCGTAACGTCTTCGAGCGTGGTCTCGGCAGGGACAGTCGCAGCAAATCGGCCGATCGAGTAATCAGCTTGCATGAAGCGATGCCCCGCCAGTTTTTGAATACTGGTCATGGTCTTTCACCTATGAAAATGGAAACGGAAAAGGCCCCGATCCTGAGAACGGGGCCCGATCGACACTAGTCTGTGTCTGTGGCTACGACCGCGAGGCCGTCGGTCAGATCGATACCAAGCGCATCCGTGCCGGTTGCCTCGTCGATGACAAAGCAGATGTTGATGGCAGAGACAGCGCCCGCCGGCAGAGAAGCACGCGTGCGGACAAAGACGATATCGCCCTGCCGTGCGCCCTTCTGATAGCCGTCAGACACATAGTTCGACGTGTTGACCGTCGCGATTGCGTCGGTCGAGTCCAACAGCCACATATTGCAGGAGCTGTTGGAGAGGCCGCCCATAAGCAGCTTAAAGCCAGAAGATACGTAAGCCATTTGCGCGCCTCCTTAGCTGAACGCTGCAGTGTCGTCGGTGATGACCTCGATGACGCCCGCCTGCTGGAGGATGATGGCGCCGTCGTAGATCGTGTGACGCGAGTACGAGTAATCGTCCTCATCGTTGTAGCCGACGCCAACCTGGATGTTGTCCTGCGCGATGGCGTGGCCAACGGCCGGCTTCGCGAAGATGAAGTTGGAGGCGGTTGCGGTACCCTTGCCTGGCAAACCGTTGTGCATGATGTGCTTGGCACCGAGCCAGATTTTCGGGCGATCGAGCGTCAAGCCAACGAGCGGCTTGGACTCGATGTAGTCCGCGGAAGCGAACTGCTGGAAGGTCAGTAGACGCGCCCAGGCCTTCGGAGTCCAAAGGCAGGTGATTTCATTGCCCGACATGACGTCGTTTTCGAAAAGCTCCGAAAGCGCGTCTACGGTCTTGCCGTAGGTGAGGGTCTGAGCAGCGCCTGCCGCGTACTGGTTGGTCGCCGTCGCCAGTGCATCGATGATGGTGTAATCGATTTCACGAGCGGCAGCATTGGCGCCGGCGTTCTGCATGGCTTCACGCAGGTTTGCCGGGGCGGTGAAGACATCGAAACCCGTCCGCGTTTCCTTGGAGTGCTTCTCAGCAAGGGTAACGGTCGGCTGCGTGTCGGTGCGGTTACGGCTCGGGATGAGGCCGTTCGTGCCGCGGGTGGTCATGCGGCCGGCAGCGCCCTGCAGAGCAAACTTTGCAGTGAGGCCGGAAAGCATTTCTTCCTTGGTGACGCAGTCTTTGAGGTAGGTCTCACCCCTCTGAAAGGATACGACCCACTCATCAACGAACTGGTCTTTCGTAATCATGTACGACATAGACGTGTCCTTGATTGACATTGGGAGGTTGGATTTCAGCCGTGGTCAGGGTGCCGTTTGTTGCGTTCGCGGGATGCCTCGCGCATGGCAAGGGGCCGCTACGTTGCGTTCAACGGGGCGTCGCATCAGCTTGGATGTTCGGGTGGTCTAGGTGCGGGGCCGTTTCCGGGGTGCCGCAGGGTGTCTTGCCTTTTTTCTAGTATTGCGCGAACCTCAGCCGCGAGATTGAGGGGGGTGCGATGTTCAAAAGGCCGAAGAATTTCCCAGTCAAAGTACATAAGGTCGGCGGTACCTGGAGGCGGGCCGACAAATGGCTGATGGGAAACAAAAAGAAGGCGCGAGGCGTCTCGTACAGAGCATTGTGGGAGGCCGAGTGCAGCCCTTACACATTCGAGGAATGGCTCAAGGAGAAAGGCCTCGACATCCCGAAGTGACTATCTCCGGGCTTTGAGCTTGTCGCGTTGCCCGTACAGTTTCGTAATCTTCTGCTGTACGTCGTCGCTCTTGTATTTCTCGGGATTGGAGACACGAAGCGCGAGGAGCTCGTCAATTCGCTCCTGGACAGTCTTTGCCGTTGTCTCGACATCGCCCGTCATGATGGCATTGCCGCCGTAATAGTCGGCGCCGAGCTGAGCCATCATCTTCACGAATTCAATGTTGTCCTGAAGCCGGGAGCCATCCATCAGGCGGAGGCCCATCATGCCCTCGAAGCCCTCCTTGCCGAGGTGGGCCGTCATGAGCTGCTGCGCGGCGCCGATGTTGCCGTCGTATTCGCCGCCCCATTCGTTGCGCAGCGCGCTCTGGGTCTCTTTCGCGACCTTTGCCAGGTTGCCGTCGAGCTCTTGCTGTTGTGCCGTGGCGAAGTCCTGATACCACTCCAGAGCGGCGGAAGCGGCGGCGGGCGGAACGTTTCTGGCATGCATGGCGGCCTTGAAGTCGCCCAGGATGGCCTTGTCAGCTTCCGTTGCCTGATACCCCTCGCGGAAGTCCCCGGGATAAGCGGACGGATCTTCAGGAATACCCATCGCCTCGCGATAGGATTTCACCTCTTCTGGCGTCGCCTTGTCGGACAGCGCCGGCAGTTTGGGGCCGCCGTTCTTCGCAGTGTTGTAAGCCTCACGGAAGCCGCGCGAAATGGCGTCGATCGACTTATAACGGCCGAGCTGCTTCAGGATCGCTTCATCGCCGCCCGCCAGCTTCTCGCGGAACGCCTGCAATTCGCCATCGCCGGCCGGAGCAGCGCCAGTGTCTGTTGCGCCCGCTTTCGGAGCAGCGCCAGTATCGACCTGTCCAGACTTGGACGTATCGACTGCGTCATTGCTTGGCGCGGTCTGCGTTCCTGTCGTCTTCGGGTCTTCCACTGCGCCTGTCGTGTTTTCGTCCGTCATTTTTCTCACCTGCCAAAATTGAAATGGAATGGGTCATCAGCTTCCGGAGCTGGTGCCCTATGTGCTGCTTGCCGGCGGCAAAGGTCGTGTCCCTCTCGCCGCCGTGCTCTTCCGGCATCCACGCCAGATTGTTGACGCCGCATACATGCAGGATTGCCGCTATTGCGCGCTGCTGCTGTTCGGCGCTGGCAATGCCTTTGGAAACGGCCTGGATTGCAACGCAGTCTGCCTTGCGGATCTCCAAGTCACTTGTAGGCTGCTCATTGTCAGAGCGAACGGTGACCGGGTGCCAGGGACGATAGGGCCGCCGCTCAGCCATTCGTTGCACCCTGGATGTCCTGCGCCGCCTTGCCGGCCAGCCCTGCGACTTCCGCCGCCTGCCCGACTTGCTGCATTTGCTGCTGCGCGGCCATTTGCTCTTGCATCTGCTGGCGGCCGGCGTCTGCTTCTTCCTTGCTGACGAGCCAGTCCGCACGACCACCAGGCACAGCGCCGAATGCATCGCGGAACATGGTCCGAGTATCGACGTCGGAGGCAAGGGACGGGTCGAGCGCCATGCCAGCCTGAAGGACCGCAGCCGACTCCTGGTAACCGTTGATGACCTGACGGTCGCGGGCTTCCTTCAGCGAGTTGTTGAACTCGTAGGTGATATTCTGGCCGAGCAAGATGTCGGGCATGTCCACCGGAATTCCGTTTCGATCCACCGGACCATAACCACCAGCCCGCATCACCTTTTCAGTGACGAGGTCCAGTGTTGCACCCGTCCATTCGTCCTCGATCGGTTCGAACAGCGGCAGAGCATGACGGATATACTCCTGAACCATCTGCGAAGCCTGGTAGGCCGTCACGTCGCGACCCTGCAGAGAGGCCATCGGCGCAAGCTTGTTGAGATAGAAAGCCTCGGTCAGCGTGTTTCTCGCATCGTTGACGAGATCAATGCCGAGACCGACGTTCTTCCCGAGATCAATTGGGCGAAGCGCGGCGCCGAGACGTTCGTCATACTCGCTGTCGATATACGTGATACCGTTCGGCGTCAGATCCACGGGCGAAATCACAGCGTCCTGTGTGGCGACCATCGGCGGGTCGACCTGCTTCTCACCTGCCTCGATGATGGTCATCATCATGCGCTGGAGCATGCGTGCCTGCGGGATAGCTGTCACAACGGCCGGCGAGAAAGCGTAGAAATGGCCGCTGACCGTCTTCCAGCGAGGCACAATGTAGTCGAACGTGAATGCTGGCAGTTCCTGCAGGATGGTGCCGTCTTCCGTCACATACACATCGGCCCACGCCGCGCCCTTCGGGAACTTGCGGTAGGGCTCATAGATGTCGAGCGGAATGAAGATGTGCCGCGTCTTGAACGTGCTGGTGAGGTCCTTGCGCTGCAGCGCGTTCTTCACCGGCTGAGGTAGCTTGGCCTCCCCGAAGAGGTGCGCCATCGTGTGCGCCTTCATATCGCACTTGCGGTGGACGTGATTGACACGGCCGTCGTGACCTTCGCAGCCGGCCATGTTCCGCGGGTGATGCGTCCTGAAAAGCAGGTTGTCGCGCTTTTTATTGTAGCTGACCTGCACCCACCCCATGCCAAAGGCCGAGAAATCGTGCTCGCATTCGTTGGCTGCGCGCCGATAGCCGCTGTCCCGCGAATACAGGATTGCCCGGTTCACGTCGGTCATGAACTCGAGGAATTGCTTTGCCGCGCTGTCACGAGCCACACGCTCATTCGAAGCACTAGCCTTGAACCACTGCCGATCGGACGGCCGAACCATGGAGCCGATCTGGTCGCCAAGCTCGCGGCGAACCTGCACCGGATAGGAGTCCGTCAGGTGAGAAGCAAACTCTTGGCCGAGGATCAGTTCCTGCGTGAAGCTCGCCCGCTCCGGATAGAAGAACTCGCTTATTTCCTGGTGGAAACTGTCGAGGCTTCCCTTTGTCGAGAACAGCCGGGAATCAATCTCCATCAGGTCCTTGCCGGCCTTATCCGCCATCAGTTCGCACCCAACGTAGACCGCGTGAACTCTCTTCCGATTGTACCCGGGACAGGCGCCAACCGGTCTGCAGCGGAACTGCTGGTCGTGCTCAACGTGCGGGTCTGCTTGCGACGCTGGCGCTTTGCCAACGGGTCTTCCGGATCTGGCATCGTTGCCGGCGGCTCGGGGTCGGGGTAGTCGGGCTTGTCGCCGCCAAAGAGTTTTCCCATCAGCGTTTTCCTCGCAGTCGAGCCTTCAGTGAGGCGTTGGAAGTGACGGATTGGAGCCGGTGGCGCTGCTGCTCGCGGCGCTCCTGTGCGGCCTTCGGGCGCTTGAGCCCGCCCAGCTTCGAAGCCGAAAGCATGATGGTGGTGTCGCCCTTGTCAGGCGACCTACCCAGCATTTCCTTCATTTCGTCCTTGGGAAGAACGACGATTTCCTCACCGCCGCCCCCTGCCCGTATCTCGTACCGAAACGCACAGAGATCAGCAGTCAATTCCGGGTCAGGGGGCAGGGCAATTTGAGAGCCGTAGTCAGGATCAAGCTGCTCGCGGAATTGCCACACCGCTTGGGAACGCAGGTTCTTGAACCCGTACATTCCCTCTCGCGTGCGGGACGCAGAGCCGGAGCCACCCTTGAAACCGTAGCAATCAACGTCGGCATGGGCCAATTGCGTCAGGGTATCGCCACCATATCCGCCGCCGGCGTCGACAATCACCCGGCAACGGTCGCGCATTTCCTTGATAATCAGGCCGGCAACCGTTGGACCGTCGGGCGTTTCGCTGCCCTTGTAGCTGCTGAAGCGGGAGTACCACCAATCATAGCGGCTCTGGATCTGCGTTTTGTCAGGGCCGCCCTGCGCCACGTCCGCGGCGACCGCAGTCATCGGCACATCTTCGGGCGGGCGGTCTGTCCATCGTGCCTGTGCAGCGCGTACCCACTTGGTCGGGATCACCTGCCAGGGATCGTCTTCGGCCTCGACATCGAAAGCACCATTGCGCAGGCGCTCGCGAAGTTCTTTTGGCAGAGCATTGAGCCTCGAAGCGTATCCCGTCGCCATGAGGTCAGGATTGTCTTCGAGCCGAGAGGGAATGAACGTGCGCGATACCGCCTCGACCCATTCACCGTTGACGAAATGCGGCCCCCTGCCCTCGACCTCGATGTCTTCACCGTCGACAGTCGTGAACCAGCGCAACTCTCCGGGCAAAGCCGGGTTCGGATGCGAAGGGTCAAGCCACGGCGCCCAGTACTTCACCACCCACATGCCTTGCGCGGAGGTCGGCGGGTTCCCCGTGGCGACGATCCGGCATCTTCCACCGCTTGCATCGCGGTTCCAGGCGTTCACGTAGCGGAACTGCGTCTCGGTGAACTGGGTAATCTCGTCCCAGGCCTTCAGGTCATTCTGCCGACCCTGGTATTTCTCCTTGTCCGTCTCGTTCGGCATGCCGGCGAATTGCAGGCGATTGCCATTCGGGAGGCGCCACTTGTGAACCTGGCTGTTATAGCCGTCACGCGTGCCTAGAATGCGCTCGACTTCCTTCTCCAGCCCGTCAACCTGCGGGATCTGACGCCGGAAGATCAGACTGTCTTTGTGCCGCTCAATCGCGAGACCAACGAGCAGCGTTGTCTTGCCGCCGCCAGCACCGCCCCCATAGAAAAGCTCGTCGGCGTCAGAGAACCAGGCGTCTGTTTGCGGGCCTGGGTTCGGAATGAAATAGTTCGAGCTGGTTGCTTCAAGCGCCTGGCGAGTGACTTCCTCGCGTTCCTTTGGCGGGAGAGCGTCGAGCGCCCTCAGAATTTCATTCAGAGCCATCGTCAGCGTCACGGACGCCCTGCGCTAGGACGAAGGCCAGCCGGCGTGCTATTTCGTTCTTGGAAAGGCTCTTTTCTTCGGTCTGGATCGGATCCATTTCCTTGGACCCGCCCACCGCAATCTTGTCGCCATATTTCTTGGGGAGCAGCCGAGCGGCAATCCATTTGCGGGTATCGATCCGGAGAGCAGAGCGGCGGATTGCCTCCCCGTTTTCCTTCCAGCCCAGGCTTTCGCCTTCGCTTCCGTGCCGCTCCATCCAATCGTTGCGGCCGTCGTCGGAGATTTCGACCATCTCGTCGGCCATCAATTCGGCCTGCGCCTCTCGGGCGCGCGCGTACTGTTCGCGAAAGACATCGTTGGTTGCGAGCCACCTGCAGACGGTTCCTGCGTGGGGCATCCCTTCATCGGAGCAAATAGCGCGAAGACTTTCACCCTGCGTGAGACGCTCACATATCGTATCGGCCAGCTCTTCAGAATAGAGCGAGGGCCGGCCGGTCTTTGGCGTGTCCGCTTCAACCATCGTCTCACCTGTGAAAAATGGAAAACCGCTCCAGCCGGCGGCAGGCTTGACACCGAGCAATTAAAACCGGAGCGTGTGCCGTCTAGTTACCAAGGGAGATTCGGGATGGCTGGAATTACAAAGATCCGCGTCAGCGACGTGATAAACCAAGCTAACAATGGCCAGCCCCCTATCACAGACAAGGAAATTCTAGCTTCCTGTCCCTCATGTGGCGATATCCCCTTAAGTGAGTGCACCGTCACCCAGAAACAGGAGACGACGTACTCTCACCTTAAGTGCGGAAACATTCTGGTGGTAATTGGCGCTCCAAATCCCACAGGAAAACCGTGGCCCGGTCGCGGCACACGCCTTGGAGACTTCGTGATCAGGAATGCGGTCGATCTGCGGTTTAGGGGCGTCAAAATTCCGGCCTCCCCCCATGCGCTGGCTCCCGAGAGGTTCGATTAAGCCGAACCAGATCGTTTTCCGGTCGCGCATAGCAATTTTCCATTGAGGTAGGGCGCGCCTCAGACGTGCAAATTTTGGCAAAGTAGAGCCGGGGCGGGGAATGCGAAATTTCCCCGGAGCCCCGTGGGTCACTCTATGGCGCCCAGCAGAACAGGCTGCAAATCGCTGATCTGCAATCTATGCTACTCGCCTGATACTTTCAAGACCTATTTCCACCTCACGCAGTGAGCCGAACATCTCCACACAAGCTTTGATGGCGCGCCGCCCTACTACATTCGTTACTGAGGCGAAATGACCTGCCAGAGGCCCATCCTTGAGCTGGACGCTATCGCCGGCCTTGAGACGGCGGACTGTCGGCCGGAGCACGTCGAAGTCTCCGCGCTCTTGAGCATCCTTGATGTTTTCAATGATTGACCAGGCGACCGGCATAGGGTTCCCGCTGGCATCACCGAGGACGGCCACAGCATTGCGGACGTCTCGGAGCGTGGCGAAATCGGGCGGTTCCAGACGGGCGAAGGCATAGCCCGTGAACAACGGCAGCTCCTTCATGATCCACTTCTTGGACTGATGGTGCCGAGTCTCGCGACGCATCGTCGGGCAGTAAGCGTCAAGCCCGTTCTCTTGCATTTCCTGGACGGCCTTCTGCTGCTGCCCTGCCCTAAGCCTTACCACGTACCAGTGACCAGATTGAGCCATGCGAAGCGCTCCTGTTGCTGATATGGAAGAACAGCAAATTGTTGATTCCATTGCACTATCCCTCCATTGTCTGACGGTGTTGCGGCGCAAGGTAATCCCCCGTTTCCTCCCCTTGGGTCACATAGCTTTTGATCACGGCCGCAACGCCCAGATTGGACAATTTGTCAGCCCGCTCATTGCCGATGATACCCGCATGCCCCTTGCACCAGCGAATGGTGATCTGGTCAGCGCCGGAGAGAGCAGCGTCAATCGATTGCCAAAGCTGGATGTTCTTCAGCTCCTCGTTCCCCGGCTTCTTCCAGCCCCGCTTCTTCCAATTGTGCATCCACTCATTCGCGCCCTTCACCGCATACTGAGAGTCGCACCAGAGGACCGCCGGAGCCCCGAGCGCCTTTGCGGCCTCAATGCCCCTCAGCAGCCCCGTCAGCTCCATCCGGTTGTTCGTGGTGTCGGCGTCGCCACCGTGGTCGGAAGCGACCTCCACGCCGTCCCTGTAGACCGCCACTCCCCAGCCGCCAGGACCCGGGTTCGGTTCGCAAGCGCCGTCGGCAAAGACGTGGAAGCCTGCACTGAACGCAGAGTGGTCAATCTCGTAGGTCTTGCTCGGCTTCTGGCGCCAGAATCGCTTGCTCTTTACCAAGGAAGGCTCCCATGGCGATTTACATATCGCCTCTTGATCTCGGATTTTTTGGTCGGCTTTAACTGCACATAAGCCGGCCTCCAGGAGATAGGTTTGCTCCAGAGCGCGTCTGGTTCCTCAATGCAGTACCAGTGACCGTCGATGTCGAGGAAATACGTGCGCTCCTCGATAGGATGGTGACCAGCCATATCGTTGAACATGAGATTGCAAACGACACCCTCGCGCGCCTCATGCATCGGGCGCCAAGGGTTTTCGCGGTCATGCGCTTCGCGCGCTTTGCGTTCGGCTATCGTCATGCCGCCCCCCCTCTCCGCGTCGTCATTCGCCAAAGTTCGGTCTCAACGGCACTTCGAAGATCCGCAATGCAATCGTCAATCACTGAAGCATCCAAACCGAGCCACCGAAGCCTGCGCGTGGCCATGCTCACCTGTTCACGCCAATAAGCTTCCCGTCCGGTCTTCCCCTTGGAGAGGAAGGTACGCGCCACGTGGAGAACGATTGCTCTTCGCTTCGAGAAAGGGAACACAACAATATTGTTTCTGTTCTCCAATGAACCGCAGCCATTTAATTGAAGCCCATCGTCGATTGCGATGATGTTGTCTGTTTCTGCTTTCGTTTTCCGTTTTCCGGTGTCCTCTGTCGATGTCTGTGTCCGTTTCACTATCTGTCTCTGTGTATCGAAAGGGGTTTGGAAAGGGGTATAGATAGGGGTATCCATAGCACTCACCCCACACGCCGATGTTCGTGACCAAAATCTTCAGATGGTACATCTGGTGCAGGGGCCGAGCGCCTCCTAGCTTTCGCCTGCGTCGCCGCATGCCGACGATCCTCACTCTGCTGAAGCGCTGCCTGCGCCGCATCACCGACCTTTTCGCTTTCGATTTGCATCACCAAACGCTCGCACCCTTGGTAATGGTTTTCGTTGGTGACAGGGTTGTCTTCGAACCACCCGACAATGAAGATTTCGCTGGTGTCTTCGTCAAATATGACGAGCCCTGCGTCGACTACCTCCTTGCGAAAACCTCTGTAGTCCGCCTCGCTTATGCCCATATCCGCCGAAGCGTAACCGTCGGGGAGATGGTAACAACCCGCGGAGTTCTGATGCGGAGAGGTGATCAGGTAGAGCATGGTTAGCTTGGCCCCCTGGCTGCTCAAACCACGAAACCGCCGATCCTTCCACAACATGGGGGACACCATCGTAAACTTGCGCATTCTAGTGGGTTCCTTTCGGGGTCCGATAGCTCTGAGCAAGCCGGCAAGCTTCGCAAGCTTCCAGCGCCTTCAGGCTGAATTTCGTCTTGAGAAGATTCACGACGTGTGCCGGAGCCGGATCTTGTTCGGAGAGCCACATTGCTGCGGCCCTCACTTTTCCGTCACGTACAGCTACCGTCATGCGGCAGCCCTCGTGTTGTCTTCCAGGATCTCGACTTCGCTTTCGAGGCGGAAACGCCCATGTGAACCCGCGAATACGCCGGCATGCGTTTCGTAGGTGGTGGAAATTGCAAAGCCCTTTTTTCGCAGGGCGTAGAGGTAGTGCCCCACTCGGGGCGCCGGATTTTCAAGCGTAGTAACGCCCGCTCTGCCTGCGTCGATCAATTGCTGAAGCATCCATGCCAACCTCCCCTGAAGGGTAACAGGCAGTCCCTCCGGATCGCCGTTGTTCAAAATCTGGACACGAAGGGAGTAACTATGCTTAGAGTGAGACGTCATCGACGATATCCTTATCGTTGGTGAGGAGGGGTCGCTGCGAAGCGACATCTGATTGAGCGGCGGGGGAGTGGTTGGCGCCTGGACCCCTGCCGCTTTTTGTTGTGGGGATCACGCGGACACCCTAGCGCGCTCGCGCTCCCAAGCTGCCAAATCGTCAGCCTTGAAAAATTTCCGACGATTGATGACCAGGGGCTTTGGGAAACCGAGGGCGGGGTTCTTCTGCCAGCGATAAAAGGTTATCGGCGCAATCGAGTAGCGAGCCAGCACCTGGTTGCTGGTGAGGTATGCGCTTGAGGTATTCTGGGGCTGCATTGCAAATCCTTCTTGGTTTAACCGTATAAAAAAACTTCCATCAGTTTCCGGCCTGTTGCGTCGCGAACCAAGCCGATGTAATGGAAGATACTATCACGATCACATCAAAGGCAAGCTCTAAAGGACCCACTAACCCGTTAGCTGCATGGTCTTTTGAGAACTCTGGGGAAAACTCTATGGCGCGCGGAGAACTAAAGACCATCAAGTTTCAAATGATGCTCTCCGAGTCGGAAGCTAAGACACTCGATGAATGGGCGCAGCGACATGGATTCAAGTCCAGAGCCGAAGTAATAAGGCGCCTTTGTCAGTTAGCGATTCTCACAGATGAGAGAGCCATTAACATCGCCAGGAACTTAAGAGTGTTGGATTTTCTGGCTCTTCGCTTCATGAAGCAAGTTAATAGCGCTCACGAATCCTTCCGCGACAGGAAAAGCAGGTTGACTGCGCGGCTAGCCGAACTTGCCGAGTTTCATCATGAGGAAATTTTCGATCAGGTCGGCGACTTGGCTGTGGACCTGCACCTTGTGCTTGAGACCATCCAGCAGATGCGCTCCGAGAAGACTCTTGCTGAAGTCGTGGAGCTTATGCGGCAGAACAGGCAGCGAATGCAGGAGACATCCGAAGCCCTGGCTATTGCCCGTCAGAACAGGCGCGAAGAGAGAAAGCGATTGCAAGGGGTGGATTTCAACGAACTTCAAAAAAGAATGGAGACCGTTGTCAAAAACAGCCCGGACCTGGAGCTAGCGCGGCAAGCTGCACACGAGGAAGTGAACCGGTGGCTGGAGGCCGCTAAGGCGAGGCAAGAAGAAATAAGAAAGACGCAGGAGGAGCGTGAGCTGTCGCTTGCCGAGACGCGGAGGGAGCGAGAGTTCAACGAAAACGGACCTGAGGATCAAGGGCGCTGA